GGGTATATCCTCTGGTGGTACATTACCTACATCGATTTTAAATACACGTCGTTCTGGTGCTCTAACAATCCTATACACAAGCATTGCATCTTCAAGAAGAATTAACTGTCGCCAGATTCTTCTGGCAGGTTCTAGTACTGAAGAACCATACGGTAGAAATGCATCATTTGCGAGGAGTCTAAAATGTGTTACTTGCCAATTTTCAAGTATTTGATTACCTTGTGTTAGCCACCGAAATCTTACAGCCATTGGATCGTTTGGATCAAAGCCTTCTTCTCTTTCAACCTCTGATATCGGCAAAGGAAAACAATTAATTACACCGTACTTTGGGCTAACATCATTAAAGAGAAAAAAGTCGCCATATTTGCAAAGATTTCTCACCCATGATGTCATGTTGAATTCTATATTGAGTGTCTCATAGAATAATTCATTTAATAGTTCTCTAATTTTAGCATTTTCAGAATAGACATGTAAAGAAACGCCGTTTTCGTCACCTGCAACAGACTCTTCTGAATAAATATCTAAGGCACTTGCAATTTCAGGAGTATACTCCATTTCTGAAAAATCTGAATACCTTGCCATTCTATCGTATGTGCCGTAAGCAGACATAGCTGCACTATATACTTGTGACTGATTTTTTCTAAATATTTCAAAAGCAGAAGATGGCGTAGATTTCCCATCAAAGTCTAAAACAGATCTTTTTACAACTGGTCCGCTTCTAAATAGTTTTGTTAATCTTCTAAATAGACTTGCTGTACTTTCATTTTTATGCTTAACTGCCATTTATTTTCTCACTTTAAAATCCAAAGCATGTCATCAGGTATTTTATTACGGTTTTTTATATCTAGTGACTTAAATATTTTTTGTTTTGAATCTAATTCAACTTTTTTAGATCCGTGGCCGCCGGCGATGTCTGTTATAACATTGTCAGGTGTACCGTCATAATGTTTAACATCTCTTTTCATAGATTGTAACATTGCATCATTAAGTACTTTTGAGTCAAGGCTATAATCTGCAGACGCATCATACAGCCACATACCTATTGCCATACTCATCACTAGGTCATCATTGTAACCGCGCTTTGCTTGTGCTTTTCCGCTAGACCATGTAAAAGTTTTCAACTCTGCATAAAATCTAGATGACTTAATTATAATTTGTTTATTTCTTAATACTTCTTCTAGCTTTGAAAGTATAGTTCCGCGAGTCTTTCCGTTTGTGTTGAATCCTGCAGTTTCTACAGTTGACGGCGGAATATAACCCCCTATATAGACACCTTTTTTTCGACGATAATATATTCGTGGGTACTTAAGCTCTTGTAATTTTAATATAGTAGCATATCCATAGCTATTATTTTCAGGACACATTAGCGCTTTGTTATACTTGAGTCCATACTGATTTAATAGTTCTGCAAACGTATCAGGACGAATCTTACCTTTGTACTCAGCTACACATTTTCCTTCAGTAACATCAATTATATGAAAAGTTGAATAATCTTTTGCATCACCTCTTGACACGTCAGCAGAAATTATATACTCATGTTCTGATAGGGGGTAGTCCCAAACCCATACGTTTCTATCGTCATGCTCTCTGGCAATCGGTGGTGCCACCATCTGACCTACCCATTCTAAATCGCCTTCGCTCATAAATGTTTCACCAGATGTAGTAAAATCACACAAATATTCCTGTGCAATTTGACGCTTTGACATATTATTAGTTGTTTGCTTAAACCACGCTTCATCTCGCTCAGGTATAACGTCCCACATTAGCTTTATAGGATTGAACTCATTAAGTCCAGCTTCAGCTTCAGTGTAAAGTTGATAGTACTGACCGCCGACACCATTGGGAGTTGAAAGGAGTATCACGCGACCACCGGTTGATATTGTAGGATATATACCAGTCCATATTGTATCAAAATTTCTTACAAAAGCTGCTTCATCTACAATCAAAAGAGAAAGTGCTTCAGATCTACCTGCATCTTCGGAAGTTGGTATTGCTTTTATTGATGAACCGTGACTAAATTGTATTTGTTGTTTATTGTTAGAAACAATTTCGGGAAGCATAAGCCACTTAGGTAAGCTTCTTATCATTGTCTTGACTTTGACTATAAAATTTTGTGCAACTGCCAGCTTGGTGGCAATAATTAGAATATTTTTTTCACGCTGAAATATTGCCATCCAAACAGAATAAGCAGCAACAAGTGTAGACATTCCAAGCTGTCGCGACTTTAAAACAATGCTAAACCTGTTGTCTATAAAAGTATCTAAGCACTCATCTTGGAAATCATAAGTATCAAACGGAATCAGTCCTTTAACCGGGTGCTGTATCTTTAAATAACTATTAAAAAAATACGCCGGGTCTTTTCCACATTTAATAATTTCCTTGACTTGCTTTGCTTTGCTCATATTTCATGACACTTCAAATTGAAAATTCTTTCGATAGTATGCAACTCTTTTTTCACTATAGGGTGTCATAGATATCATGTCAACTGACTCATCTTCACTTGCTTGCTTTGTCTTGAGCACTTTTGATGATAATTCTTTATACTCATTTTTAACTGCCTTTAAGTACTCGTTGCATAAATTTTTTAATTCATTATCGTAAGGCTTAAGCTGTGAGCGAATATCACCGTTTTGATATAAATTCACAACCATTACGCACTTAACTGTCATAATATTCCCTTCTAATTGGCCTGTTGCAGAATATGGCAGTGCGCTTCCGGAGGGGGATGGAGCGCCTGTATAGCTTGATCTTCCCCATGTTCGCTCCATGGCTTGCCCCAGACAATTGATTTGATGACTTGTCAGTGTGTTAACTCCAATTTCCATTTTAAACTCCTGGTATGTTTGTTAATAATTATAACGCTACTTAATAAAAAGCTGAGATTTCTCTTTGTATGTATCTATAACTACGCTTTTGTCAGGCCGCCAACCTGATATCCACTCATTTTTTCTCGCTTCGACATACCTAAGATAGCAATCATGACAACAATCATATTTTTTCGATAACAAATCATCATCAGCAGTTTTAAGTAAAAAATTACACACAGAGCAAAAAATGCCCGTGTGTTTCTTATTTGTCTTATCAATAAATTTAAACTTTTTTTCATTCATTACTGACATATGAATCAATACCTTTTTTTGTAATTTCAAGTGTATGATCAACAGAGTCTTTAATCATATCAACATGTGATATAACAAATATGTTTCTAAACCACTTTTTAAGAGACTGTAATAATCTACTGCATGCTTCTAAATTTAACTCATCAAGAGTTCCGAAACCTTCGTCTATAATAAGTGCACTCGTCTTAGACATTGATGACACATTTATAAGCGCGACTCTTATCGCTAGCGAAGATATCATTTTTTCCATTCCTGATGCTAGTTCAATTATACGCCTGCTATCACCATAGTTTATGTATATATCCATAGAGTTGCTATCCAAGTCTGTTTCAAGCTCTGCTGTAAAGTTAACAACACCCTGGAGTATTTTTGTTATCTCTTCATTAATTGCAGGCAGCATGACATTGATTAATTGCAATGGGATACCCTTGTTTGAGACAGCTTGCAGTATAGCATCATAGACTTTGAGACTTTTATGCAATTTTTCAAATTCAGATTTTTGATGCTCAATATCTTTTATACTTACCTGGCTTCTAGCTATGATCCGAATTAACTTGTCTCTTTCATTTGCGCACAAATCTTTTTCTTCTTTTTTATTTTCTAGTTGTGATCGATACCTCTGAATGATTTCATTATCTTCGTTATTCAACTTAGACTCAGCATTTTTATATTCATCAAACCTTAAATCAATTTCGCTGTCAATCGAATCAAGTCTAGATTTTACTTGTGCATATTCAACATCATAAGAAGCCAATGACACTTCTAGCATTGACTTTCTTTGCACTATTTTTGAGTATTTTTCAATTTTATCTTCTAAATTTTCATCACATAGTTCTGAAAAGAGCAGTTCTATATCATTTAATTTTGACAATAATGTTGTTACTTTCTTTTCTTGATTATCGATTCTATTTGAATTTTTATGCGATTCTTTGATGAACTTACAGTCAGGAAACTGTGTACCGCACGGAACAGACTTTAACTTGCTTACAGACTTTTTTATATTTGCGTACTCCTTTTTTTCTACATTGTAGCTGCTCTTTATTGATAATAGCTTTCTTTCTAGCTCTAGCTGCGCATTATATTTCTTCTTCATCATTTCTATGTCAAAATTAGATAAAAAATCATTTCCTTTTTTTACTTTTGTTCGTGTTTGCAAAGTTTCACTTTCTATTTCTTTAAGTCGGTTTTCTTTATCACTTCTTTCATTTGCAATTTCGCTATATTTTCGCTTAAGAATGTCAACATGATCTTGTGTTATATAAGCATCAGTGTCTTGAGAAAACATCCTACTCTTTATTTCATCAATTTCTTTTTCAAGTTCTTCTATTTCCTGTTCAATGCTTATTTTTTTATTCTTGCTATCGTCAAGCATGCAATGTAAATCTTTGATCTTTGTATCCCATCCGTCACTGTCTAGATTTTTTGTTTTGATTCGCAAAGAAGCTGATTCACTTTTTACTATTTCTTGTATTTTTTCAAAAACCCTAAGATCTAGAAAATTTGTTAAAATAGCTTTTCTTGCCGTTGCTTTTTCTTTAATAAATTGATTCATCTCACCTTGAGATGCTAGTGACGTAAGTAAAAATTCTTCAGACGTACCTATCATTTTTCTAATTACATTTTCAGTTGATCTTCGCTGCTCATCAGATAAATCTTCTACTATTTCATCATTATCATTTAATCTGTAAAAATTTAAAGAAGTAGGTGCCCATTCTCCGCTTTTAGTTGACTTTTTTATAGTTTGTCGACTTATCCTATACTTGTTTCCGCCAATTGATATATCAACGCTAGCTTTACACATGCTTTTTCTAGAATTGATTATGTGTATATTTTTTATTGAGCCACGATCTGAAGTGTTAAACAAACAGTACATTAATGCGCCAATGATTGACGACTTACCCCTTGCATTCCTACCAAATATACCTGTTATTCCCGGTAGAGTATTAAAATTTATTGAATTGCCCTCTCCATAAACAAAAGTATTGTCAAATGTCAATCTATTAATAGCCCATGAAATATTTCTTAAATTTTCTTCATTCTTGTTAATATTCATTAAGCATTTTTCAATGATTGATGACATTTCACGGTACGTCGACTCTTTAAAGTGTGCATCTCTGTAATAATCTTTCAATAAAGCAATATGAGTCTTAGGGTCGCGTAAATTTTTTCTACTTTCGCCTATTGATTCCGCTTTAATCTTTGCTACATCAAAACTAGACTCAACTTTAAATACAACTTCTTTTGCATCTTTTATATGTTTTAATTCAACTTGTAGTCGCTTTGACTCTGCCTGTGTAATGGGAACAGATGATCTGATCCTGAATCTTGATCTGCTAGGGTACTTCTTGCATGATTGTAGAGTACTAGCTGTACTACCAGACCAGTCAACAGTTACAAACTGATATGGGTTATTTAATCGATAAAACTTAGACTTAAAGTCTGATGCAGTGTTTATATCCCAAACTAAAAATCCCTTGTCTGCATCTTCACCATAATTTTGTTGTATAGTTGAACCGCAGTAAGCAACATTTTTACGCTTTGTCAGGTACTGACGCTTATGTATGTCTCCAAGCAAAGCAAAATCAAAATCCTTAAATATTGAAGCATTTACCTCGCCGTCTATTGTCCAATCTGTATCTGTCAGTGATCCCCTTACTGCACCATGATAAAGAGCTATATTTATCCTTCCGGGTACAGGTTTTACATTAACCCAGTTTTCTTCATCGAAGCATGAAAAAACGCACCAGGTTAATTCTGTGCCTACTACTGGATACATACCAGACTCTTTGTAAAGAAATATGTTGGGATGATCAAGTGCTGTTAAAATAGGTGTAATAGCGTCTTGACGATCTTTGTTCATCATTAGGCCGTCGTGATTACCTAATATAACATGTGTTGGGCAAATATCACCCATACTTTTAAACCACCAGATCAAATTATCAATTAATTCAGGAGATATGCCCTGTGTTTTTGAATGAACGATGTCGCCACCGACATAAATTAAATCAGGTTTAAGCTTGACTATTTTAGAAAATAGTTTTTCAAAAACCTGTACATACTCTTTATGTCTGCTCAAACCTCGCCAATGTATATCGGCGATGTGTATTATTCTAGCCAATATAACCTCTTTATTAGCGATTTACTTACAATAAATTATACCGCGTATATATGTGAATTTTTATTTTATTTTACAACCTTTTCATTGACACAATTGTATCACGCTTATCATGGTCGAAATATAAATTACAATTAGGTAAAATTACCCAACATCTTTGACTAATACAAGCGATGGGTTTTGATGCACAGCCATCTGTCAAAACAAGATATCCATCATATTCACCTGATACTGTCCGATAATGATTTTCGACACCATTGAAACAAGTACCGCCACACCTTGTCCTTTGTGCCTTTACGTTCCTCTTCCCTTTTCTCCATACAAACTTGCTTTTTTCATCTACAAAAGTATCAAAATTATACAAAGTAAATGTTACATTTTTTGATAATTCACTAAGCGTTCCAAAGAACAGTTCTAGATCTGAATCTGTTACCGAACCAGATTGATCAATATAGACTACAAGATTGCTAGTATGATTTCTTTGTTTGCCCGGATGGATATAGGGATACTTTCTATTGAGCCTTCTATGCGTCGATGCTTTATTTGCTCGTTGTCTTTTGCCGCAAAAACTATGAAGAACTTTTTTCCAATCAACTGACTTGGAAAACATTTTTCTAAGTGTTGATCGTGTTTCTGCTGATACAGACCCCCATGAATTAGAAGAATCAGCTTTTTTTACTGCATTTCCTACTACTTCTTGAATCTTACCTTCTACAAGCTGGCGTTCTTCCTCAGTTAGACCTTCTGCCCACTCACCGTGATCATCAAACTCAATACCGATTCCGCCACCCTCAGACATTTCTTTGCATAGTTCTGATGCATTTTCATCCTTTAGCAGTTTTGACATATACCATTCTGATGCCTGTCCTTTTGGAAAACTTTCAATTAAATTTGAAAACTCTTGCCACTTTTTAAGCTTCTCTGGATCTTTTATTTTAGTAAGATCAAATTTTTTACCGGGTACAAACCCGCCCTCTGGAAGATCACTTTCTTCAATCAGGCTGTTTATTGCTAAATCAGTTGCTATATTCCACATCATATGAGGTTCTTGTTTTCTTGCAGTACAATGTTTAAAAATAAGATGATAACATTCATGCTTGAGCAAGCCAAATATCTGCTTACCCTTAAGACCTGCTACAAACTTTGGATTCCAGTAAAAATTTATACTAGTATCTTTGACAGAAACACCTGCTGTGGGGATTGCTGTCGTCCTGTACTTGCCCAAACTTCTTACAATGGTACTAAAAAAGGGTTCGTTCATAAGAAACTTAACCAAAACTGGATCAAGTTCAAATTCTGCTGCAGCTTCATCAGAAACTTCATCAAAAATATAATCAGATGTAATTGCTTCTTTTGTTGTCATTTTTTCCCTATGTCTAAAAACAATTAAATTATAGCATTAACTAATTTAGTTTGCACGTAAGCCATCTATTTCCAGTCAACTTTCTCAGATGCATTGACAATATCTACAACTTTTCGACCAATAAGCTTATGAACTCTTCTAATGTTGTCTAAATTTTCTGTGTCCATAACTTCATTGAAAAAACTTACAATCATTTCACCAGAAAGATCTTGAACAAACAAACAAGCATTGGAAGCATGCTCCACAGACCAGTCATTGACCTTGCAGTGTGTCACAAGCTTCCTAATAAGATCATTATGCTTATCATTGCCTAATTGCTCAATTGCATCCTTATTTTTTGCCCACTCAATGAGAATAGACTCAGCAGAATATTGTCTTTCATAGTTCTGAACGAAATCATTAAATGATATCGATGCTTCAATACCAACAAACCCAATACACATTGCATAAAATCCAGCCGGAGTTGCAGAACCACAACATTCGCTAGGAGACATTCCTGAATACACTAGGCTTTTGCTTAGGCGCTCCCAAGATGCTGGGTTTGGATAAACTTTGCCTGGTTCCATTTCACCTTTATGCCTCAAATGCGTAGGTTGCTGATGAATAAACTCTACAATAGGGGTGCTAATATTCCCAGGTCCTCGTGCCCATTCCAGCCAGTCTTCTGTCGTAGGTTCTAGATCAACTGTCCAAAATCTACGCATAAGTGCAGGGCCCATTTCATTTACCTGATATTCTGCACCTTCATTAATAGCTGAGTATATTCTAGTGTCTGGATGGAGGGTCATTCCGTTGAGCTGCCTATCTAGAACAATTTGAAATGCACACTGTTGAACTTCAACAGAAGCTCTGTTGATCTCATCAAGAAAAAGCACAACAGGTTCTTCGCACGCTCTAACAAACCAATCTACCGGTGCAAACCTTGTTATTCCATCTGTAAGTTGTGGCAAACCAAGGATATCACCTTCTGTCATTTGGCTAAGTCTTCGATCAATAACTGGCAAATTAAGATTTGTACCGATTTGATGAAAAATTGCTGATTTTCCTACGCCAGTTGCGCCTCTTGCAAGAACTGACATCTCAGCCGGCATCCTCGATACAACGTCAATAAAAGTTTTAATATCCATGCTATATTTTCTCCAGTAGTTTCAATGATTAGGTTTTAAATCTTTATTATTATAGTTTTTTAATTTTTAATTTGCACGAAAATCTATATTCTTTGTATTACTTTTGTATGTTTTGGATGAACTACAAGTTTTCCTGATGCACTTACTACTTCAACATATTGCGACCAGTCATTAATCTTTCTAGCTCGATCTGAATCAATTTTTGATATGAATCCAATTACATCTTTTGCATTTTTACTTTTCTTTACTATTACCAGGTCACCTATTGTTAAGTTCCACTTAACCTCACCAGACTCTTTTTTGGTTTGTTTCATCGCACTTCTAGCAGATCTATGTGCTTTTCGAACTTCTTTTTTATTTGCTTTAAGATCTGTGCCTGTTTCTTTGACAGCTTTTTTTGCCTGATTTAGTACACTTTTTGGTATTTTAACCATTTTTAATCCTTTTACTAGCAATACAATTAAATTATACACAGCAAGTTAAAATTATACACGAATCACTTATAAGTGCTCATCTGCAAGCTCTCCAGTCATCTTTATAATCATAGGCAAGTAGCGTGCTCCAATGAGCGGTAAAATTTCATTAAAATTATAATCTAGATCTTTTGCAAGCAGTATTCTTCCACTTCTTCCATTGCCATCACAAAACGGATGAACCCACTCATAAAATCCATGGCGCTCGAAAGGACTTTTGCGCGATTCTAAATAATTCTCAATGTATGAAGTAATATCATACGGATCTGGATAGCTCACTCCTGATCTAGATCTATGCTTAAAGTTCCTAAGATCACCTGCAGAACCTGCTGGACTTTCAATAACATCATCCCCCAAGCTTTTATGTATGTCTATAATCTTGTCCAAAGAATCAATTTTCTTAAAAGTAGCAGAGCACCTTAATGCACTTAAGTGAGACCTTATAAATTTATTTTGTGTACAATCATCGACAGGAAAGCCTCTCAAAAAATATTCTGCAGCAGTAACACAGCTATCAGAATCCAGCATGTATCTTTCAATCTCATTTGATCTAGAGATAAACTCAGCCAGGTCATACAGATAATTTGGATCACGTTCCCATTTTTCTTTAAACATGTCACAAACTTGTCTTTTATTTAGTTTTTTAAAATCTTTTTTAAGTGACACTTCAGCTCCAGTGCTTTGTGCTGCTAACTCTCCCAAATATCTACCAAATGACACATCACTTGGATAGTGCACACCGTTATCTATTCTTGACTGGCCTATCATTGCAGCTAACGTTTCTAATTCAGAAAGCTGATCGGGGTTTTCTCTACCAATTATGTTTGCAATAAAATATGCCATTGCTGTGTGGCCGCTAGGATAAGCTGAGCTTTTATTTTTCCTTATGTTGTGTGCAGAAAAAGTGTCATCATACACTTTGAACGACTCTTTCGGTCTCGGTCGATTATAATAGTTCTTTAAAAGCAAGACCACCTTATCAAATTGATTACAGAGATCACTAATTTTATCAGTGTCAACGTCTAATGACGCTTCCTTGACGTACTTTTGAAATATTTCTTCAGGTTTTTTGTCACTAATATTTAAAAACTTAGCAGAAAATGTAGGGTTAACAATGCTCTCTTTGACAATTTCTAATTCTTCTAAATGATCAGGTGAGCCTTCTTTTGGAGGATGCAAAATAGGAATATCATTAGCATGTAATGCTAAGTCAGCTAAACTGTTGTTTAATTTCTGAATTTTATCGACACTGAATTCTTTTTCAATGTTTTTTGTTTCCTCAAAAAGTAACTCAAGTGATATCATGTTAGCCACCCAAGCTTAATCAAAATCGCCTGATTGACCCATTGCAAGACCTGCAGCAAATGCTTCTTGGGGTGTTAAATCATCAATATTTCCTGTGAAATTTCCATGGCCTTGATTTTGAAAATCAACATCTACGTTTGTATCATCAATAGCACTACAAGGGTCGCCTAATTCATGGCCCCCACCGCAAGAACTACAGGATGTAGATTGCACAGGAATATCAAATTCAATAGACTCATTATCTTCCATATCATCCAAGTTTATAATTGTGCCTGTTCCCGCATCAGTCAAATCATCGCGTGAAAATAATGCATCATCTTGCAAAAGATTAGCTATTTCTTCAAATATTATTTTTCTTAAAGCTTTTCTAGATAAATTGTTCACAAAATTTCTCCTAAAATACAGAACCCGAAGCAATGCTTTCAATTAAAAAGCTAAGCTTGCTATCTCCGTTATAATTATACGCTTCGCTAGCTCTTTTAATAAATTCATTGCGACTCATTTCACCCACATCCTCGTAGCCGGCAGTATCCATGATCCTAACATCTATATTGTAAGCAAAAAGAAGATCTGCTATCTTGTTAGTTTTATGTTTTACGTCCTCGTCCAAAGCCAAAAGGACTGGTGTTTTATTTTCTATTATTTTATGAAATATTTTATGATCTTTTGACATATAGCTGCCTAAAAGGCATGTTGTATTATTATTGCACTTGATTAAATCAAAAACACCCTCAACTAAAGTTACTTCTTGATTCCAGTCTATTCTTATTTCATCAAAAACAATTTCTTTTTTGTCTGCTTTTGAATTTAAATACTTTGGTAAGATATCATCATCAATTGACCTACTTACGTAATAAGTAAGAGTCTGATCTTTATCAAATGAAGGAAAAATAACACGCCTGTTCCAGAATCCGCCCGATACTACTGTACCTATTTTATGATACCACATCTGCTGGAGTGTAACTCCGCGAAGTTTAAGGTATCTCAAAACTGCTTTAAAGTCAGGATCGCTACAACAAATATTAGGTGCAATAAGCATAAAATTATTCGGTAATTTTATTCTTTTAACTTCACACTCTGTGCTCAACGTACTATCTGTATTTATTTTAAATGTTGCTGCATACTCTCTTGCATAATCGATACCACGATGTTTACTGATCAACTTGAATAAGTTCTTACCCTTAACACCGCAGACCCAACAATGACACCTCCATGTTTCTAAACATATAGAAAATTTCCTTTTTTCATTTGACTTACCACACTCAGGACACTCAACGGCAAAATTAGTACCGTCACGACTAATACTTCCTTCGCCAAAGTGCCTTGTTATAAAGTCAATTTTTGACGTTATTGTTTGCATACTAACATAGTAATTAGATTTTATTCATTTTTCAATATAAAGTGTGCTTTTCCTATAACGTATGAATCTGCCATGTCGTAAGCTTCGTTGCAGAGCCTTTGCTTACCTTTGTTAGGGCCGCTTTTAAGTATTTTAGTTGGCCATTCTATAACAGCCTGTTCTTGTATGTTTTGATCATTGTCAGATTTGACCCAGTCATAAACTTGCTCTTTTGTAGATTTAGAACTTTTTCGATCTATTTTTAATCCAATACTCTTTCTAGCCGTATTTACATTATGGGCAAAAATAGGAACACTAAGTTCTGAATGGCATAGCCACCTAACTACACCATTAAATTGTGCAAGTGTCATCAAAGTTTTTGCAGATGATAGACCGGGCCTAAATGCTTGTAGATTTTCTTCCACAGCTACAGCTTCTATAGGGTATAAAAGTATTAATTTAAGTAGCTTAGATTTAACTTTAGCAGCTTTTTCATACAACCCCTTATGTTTACTAAGGTTTATGTAACCTATACCTTCTAATTCATTCTGGTCGTTAAATATACACCAACCAGTGCAAGACGTAGATATATCTAGAGACAGCAGCAATCAAAAATCCTTTTTAACTTTAAACAAAAATCCCTCTTCTTCTTTTTTCATTACAGGCTGTGCTAGATTTGCTCTCATAATAACATTAAGGTTGTCATCATGAACATTTATCCCTGTTATGTAAACAAACTTTGAATTAGAATCATTAGCATCAAGTGATGAAGATATTAATTTATACTGCGGGTTTGATGAAGAGTTAATCATTCCTTTAGGGCAAAATGCATTAATTGTCATAACATGCATATTGTGCTCACCATTAAATTTCAAGTCCGTCTTATCTTTTGCAAAATAAAATGCATGAGGTGTCTTGATTATAGCTATTCCTTCATCATAAAATAAATTGCCAAAATTTGCCCACTTTGCTTGTGTCGTTAAACAATCAGCCCTATAAAGCCCTCCCACCCCGTTATCTTTAAACGTAAGTTTGATTCTGCCTCTTGAGCCGGTAAGATCACTATCGACTGCAGTAAAAGACCCTGGGTGTATTCTATTGCCGTAATATAAATTAGATATATCAAATACAACAATTTCGTTAGAGCTTAAATCTCGTGTTCTTTGCGCAATTGTTAAAACTGCACCTGGTGCAACGCCTGGATTTTCTGGGGATGCACCAACAATCTGATCAAATATGCTTCCAGTTTGAAATACTAAACCTTCAAAAAGCGACGATGAAGGAACTAAATTTTCTAAATTAATTATAGAATAATCATAACCTCCGCCTGGCGTTAAAAATACTTTCTTAAGTGCTTTAGAGCCGCTATTTATAGGAAAGTAGTTAGGCCTAAAAAGGCCGTTGTCATTAGGCAATAAAGTAAAATTTCTCTTAAGTGTAGACCCAGATGCATATGATACGCCTGCAAGTGAAAGCTTAGATTCAGGAATAGTACCGTAAATATACTCATCTGCAGTAATGTTCTCAATTGTTTGTTCAATTTCCGATGCTGTTAAATGAAATAATCTTGGAAATTCACCTGACACAAATTCTCGAGTAAAATTTTCTAAATTAATTAATTTTCCACCCACACCAAATGAAAATGCTACATTAAAAGGGTCGTCTGTTGTCGATATTATTTTCTGGAAAGGTGTTTGCAACACTAGTCTTTGTCGTGTCTCTGCTTGAAACAGTGGTGGAACATAAAATACTAACCCGTTACCATATTCTGTAGGCCCATTATTTCTTATTTCAAACAATTGTTTTGAAAATAAAAACTTATCATAAAGCTTGACATCATGTATTTCTGCATTTAGTGGGTGGCTCAAACTATAAGTATTTTCAGGTGGGTCAGTAGAACCTGCAGCTCCATCATTCCAATCTGTAACCCCTTCATTTTCTTCTGCATTTGAATTAAAAAACATCGGGAGGTTAGAATTGGGCCCATCATAAAAATTACCCATGAAAACAATGTCAGAACCGTCTGTATATAAAAGTGACGAAGATGGAATGTGAAACATTGTACTAGTATCATCTATAATAATGCTTCCAGTTCCATTGTCTATCGCAGTGCCTCCCCATCTAACTGTTACATGATGCCAGTTATTATAAGACAGTGTATTATCCTCCGTGGCGTATACCAAATCTTGCGGAAATGTATTCGTAAGCGCATCAGGGTTAAAACTACTAGGTGGATAATCAGCGCTGTGACTTAATTGAAGAAGCAATCTAAACTTATCTATCCTTCCCTCTCCATCTTGATGTGACCCTGTAATAAGCGACAGTGCAATCGAAGATGACATATGAAATATTGTCCCGGCTTTGAATTCCTTACCTTGATCCATTTTATATCTTGGATTAATCCAAAAGTCAAAAGTAAACGGGCCTTTTGGACTGTAGATATAGGCTCGATCATCTTTTGTATGATTCGGATACATGAGACAAGAAGCAGTAGGAAATATAGAGCCCGTAAAAAAATTTAATGAATTATAATTAGTATAAGAAAATTCAGAATTTGCGTATTGTGTCCTGTGATAAGGCATTAGAACTTTTCTAATATTGTTCTTAATAGAAGAATTTTTCTGAAACTTTGTTACTGGTGGATCAAACCTAAATACATCAATTGTTTTTTCATATTTTCTTGAGACAGGTGCATCACCAACTGCTTCTAAGTACCTAGACATAAAACCAGATATATCTGCTGATGACAGGCCTTGTGCTCTAATTTGGTTTATTCTAGCACCGGCTGTTCTTATGAGTTCAATAATTTCAAAGTCACCTTCATCATAGCCTGGAGAATTAATATACAGCGATCCAGTTTTACTATTGTCATGTCGTCCTGTACCAGTTTTTTCCGGCTTAATTATATCTCTAAATCCACTGCTACCTGTATTTAAAAACTCTATAGCAGAGACTTGTGCAGAACCTGTTATTCCTGCTGATGATGAGATAAAATGTACTTCAGGTCTTAGTAAAACACTTGAATTTTCAAATAGATCTCTAGTAAGATAGATAAAAGCCATAACATTAAAAGTCCAACCTCACTCTAAATGTTAAGTCTTTCTCATCATTTTTTTCTACCGGCCGTGACATCTTTGCAACTGCAAGCAACTCATTATTTGCATCAAATAGCCCTACAGACGTAACAAAAGAAAATCCTTTTTGTATATTTGCTTGCGATTCATCAATAACAACAATTCTACCATCAGCAGTTGTGTAAGTTGGATTTGTTGAGTAATTAAATTCATCTGCTGTTGCACGACAAAATACTAAAGTAGAATTAATCTGCGTATTGTTCTGATATGTCATAACCGTATTTGATCCGCTACCAAATCTTGTCAAGCATATGTGATCAAGAATATTGTCAATAGAACCTGATGTTAAGAAGCCGGGGATAAATTTCTGTGACATTACAACCTGACCGGCTGAGACATCTGCGTATGCATTATTATTCATCGCACTTATTGCACCTGACATTAATTGAGATCCAGATACGATTGCGTCCAAATTTAAAACTGTTATGCCCTCTTGATAGAACATTAAACCAACGTGCCTTGCTGTATTTGATGCATCTACAATATTGCCTACATCACCTCCAGCCGGAGAGGTCTCAATGGATGTTGCTGAACCTACATCAGTATATATGTAAGATCCAGAAGCTGGATTTAATGGCGACACTGTTAGATTAGCCCAGTAGCCCTCGTTAGCATAAGTAGGATTACCATACGATGAACTTTGAAAGAATCTCATTGCAAATGTTTCACGTTTTATTCCGTCTCTAACAAAAAGTCGCTTGTGAGTTAAGAAAAGTGCATTTGGTATTGATGTTGTAGAACCAGCAAAGTCAGCAGGCGCATTTGTTGTTGAGAAAGGTGATGTAAAAAAATTGTCTGCATCTCCAAGTAATGATTGTGCAAATTGACGATAAAGATTAACTTTTTCACGCATCATCAATGAAGACGAAGGAAATATCATCTTTCCAGCTGCATCTGTAGACTGAATTGAAGAACTAACTGTGCTTGACCCAGAATATATACCCAGAGTTATATCAAATAATGCATTTGACGTCTGAAGTTGTTTGTCTTGGTCGTATATAGTTTGAAATAGACTTGATGTAACTCCGGGCCCTATGCCTCCGGTTACAAAAACTTTATATTTTTTTCTTGTAGATGACCCAGATATGTCTTGTTCAACAAAATCAACTAATTGATTCAAGTATGATCTAGTAGATCTAATATCTGCGCTTGATATTGTTTTAAATGTAGCCACTTATCTGCCTCTTATTAATTCTTTACTGTGTAATCTGTATTTCTTTTTGTGCTGAAACACCTGAGTTGAGTCCTGCTATCGTCATATAAGTTCGAATATACTGCCCTGTTGCAACACTATAAGTATTGAAGATCGACGTTGAAAATGATTTAGTAATAACTGTAAAATCTGCAGTTATAGAACCATTGCTAGATGTTGTACCTACTCTATAGACTGCTATATTGTCAGAATATTTAAAATCAGGCGTTTTACCCGATATCGATACAAATAAATCATTAACTTCAACTCTTACTTCACTATCAATTAGGTCGTTAGGAATTGATTGATTTTGTGTATTGGCTATTGTCACAGTAACATCTTGGCTGGTCGCTGTATTCGTTGAATTATTTGTATTTTGTGCCAAACTAACTACTGTATCTGTACCAGCGCTGATTGACAGCTGTGGTAAATAAACCAAATATTCGTTAGAAATAGAAAGTAGATTATATTTCATAGACAATGAGCCGATTGTCAGTGCTTCCATAATGGGCGTATTTTTTTCAATCTTTTCTTTTCCGACAGTCCTTCCGTATTGCTGAATTATAGAATAATCTACTTCATCATCTGATAAACCGAATTTAAATATATTGAAACTTCCATCATTTCTAGCTAATGCTGCACGACCCTTGTCTGTCAATACTGCATCAACAATAATATTATTAGTGCTGTGATCTAGAAAACCCATATTTTTATTCTCCTGTCAATAAATATACTCATCAATAAAAAAGAGTAAAAGTTTTATGCTAATCTGTAGTAATTCCAAATTCAAAACTAAGATTGCTTTTTGATATTTTAGCTGCTGGAACCGACAAGTTT